TTACATCCAGAGGGTTTGTTGTCCATTTCGCTCCGGGTGTGGCATCGCCGGGATAACCGTTCCCGGCAGCATGATCGAGCTTTCGAATGTTTCCATTGTCTTAAACGTATGACCGCAATTTATGTTCTGACACTGGTGATAACGCTCTTTTGTGGTGTCGGTTATATAGCGACTAGAACGGGCATGAGCGGCATTTTTACAAAGTGGACAATGAAACATTTTAATCACCTCAATGGCTAGATTTGATACGGTAATTTTAGGTGTTTTATCCTTTTAAAACAATTTATTATGAACATATATTCATCTTGTTTTTCTTCCTCATACTCAACGTTAGACAGCTTAACCTCAAGCTCTAGCGCCGTCGTGTAGCCGCTTTCTGTGAGGGTGTGGGTCACTTTAGTGATCGTCCACGCCTGTTGGTCTATGACGGCCTTAAACCCTTTCACTGTCACCGGCGTTTCTGGATATAAATCAGCGCGCCCCATGGCGAGATTGATAGAGAACTCCGCCACGCCGCGTTGCAGTTTGTCCCACTTGGATTGTGCGGCTCGCATTGCCTGTGCTTTAGTCGAGTAGATTGTCGTTATCGACAGCACGTTATCGGACTCACCGGCCAGATACTCACCCTGTTTTTCTTCTTGTGGTTTGGCCGCTTTAGGGTTCGCCTTGGGCGGTTTGGCTTTGGGGTGTTGCAAGGCACGCAGGTGCTTCGGCTTAGCTTTACGTTGTAGCTTCACCTTTTGCTTTTTCGGCTTAGGGTCTTTTGTATGCAACCAGCTTGCTGTCACGCCGGTGTAGGCGTTCCGGTCGGCAATCGCAAATTGGTGCCGGTCGCCGTCGCTGCGTTCAATAGTCATCATCGGGATAGGTTTGCCGCTGGCCGTCACACCGTTCCCCGCCTTGAGAAATAACAGTTTGCCCGCTTTGACTGACACCTCAGCACCGTTGCGCTCGGCCAGACGGGTGAGAAATTTAATATCGCTCTCCTGAGACTGGTCGATGTGAGGGATCGCAATTTCAGCAAAGCCTTTCGCCAGCACCGCATCGAGCTGGTTGCGCTCGGCTATTTGTTTCACTACTGCGCCGAGGGTGGTGTCGTGGTAAGACACCTCACGGCGGGAATTAAGTGACCCGCGAAAATCAGCGCTACGGGCGCGAATAGTCAGCGTGTCCGGCGCGCCTCGATGCTCGATTTCATCAACGGTAAACTGACCTTTACCAATTAGCGCCGAACCTTTCCAGCCGAGAAACAGTGACAGCACCGCGCCGCGAGCGGGCATAGCGAGTTGCCCGTCGCCGTCATCGAGCTCGATATCAAGCTGGTCAGCCTCAAAGCCGCGATTATCGGTCATCGTCAGTGACAACAGGCGATTGCTGAGGTTGTCGGTAATATCATCCCCGCCGAGGGTGAGCATAAACGCGGGCGTAATATCAGCACCGGCGGCGATAGGCATACTGGTCATCATGAAAATAACCCTCCGGCCATATCCTGCGCTTTCTGTGCCATCTCTCCCGCCTGACCGGCTAAGTCGTTGGCCTGTTGTTGCAGGTCGCCAAACATCGCCCCGAGCGATTCATCGACACGGGTTAGGGTCATGCTAAATTCAATTCGGCGAGCACTGCCGTCAGCAAAAAAGACGCTTTGTGTCTTCGTCATGCTGGCGACAACGTACATGCCATAGATTGCCCCATCGCCGCCAATCAGCGGCCACGCCTTGCCCAGCTCGGCCATGGTTTTCAAAGCCAGCATCGATAATGCGCCGCCGGTGATTTCAGGCAATAACACGCCGGATAACGTAATTTTATCTTCGCCAATACCGAGAAATTGATAGGCACCACGTTGACCAATGCGATTATTTGACGGCCAGCGATAATCGAGGCTTTGCTGTAACGATTGATAAGGCAATGTCTGGAGCTGAAACACAAACAGCCCGAGCGTTAACATCATAGTAAGGGCTCCTTAATCGGTGGTCATGCGCGAACGGCCAGCGGCGCGGCGTTGGCGGTCACGTTCTTCGAGCGCTTCGCGGATCATGTTTTTGGCATCCTCGCGGTTTTGACCCGGATGTGTTGGCACGGTGATCGCGTAATTGTTGGTGCTTTGGTCGGTGTAGTTTGAGCCGCCCGCTTTTACCGGGGCATAGCCGCCGGTGAGTATCCCGCCCGAGGGCGAATAGCCTCGACCGTTCGCGCCGGTGGCGTACTGATTAACCTTGCTAGCATTGGCATCGATATCGGCAGACTCTTTTTTCATTAAGCCCATTTTTTCTAACAGCCAATCGACCTTACTGCCTATCGCGTTAAATAGATTGAGCGGTGCCGTCAGCACACTCGCCAGCGCCTGACCAAATTCAACACCGGCATTTTTGCAGCTATCGAGGCTTTCTTTCGTTGACTTCACCGGTGCAATCAAATCCCCGAACCACTTCCAAGCGGCTTGGAGTTTTTGCCCTAATAAATCAAACACCGGCATTAATGGCGCAAACATCTCAGACACCGGCGCAAACGCAGCCTTTAGCCCTTCCACTACACCGCTAAAAAAGGCGCTGATAGGCTCCCAATATTTACGGATAAGCAGAGCACCGGCGACAATAGCCGCTGCAATACCGACAATCGGCCACGTCAGCGCACCGAGCACCGTCAAAATACCGCTACCGACGGCGGCAAAGACGGTACCGAGCAAACTGGCTCCGGCGATGATCGCATTAATCCCCATCACCACCGGCCACGCCACCAGACCTATCGCGCCAAGAACGCCAATGATAGCGACCGCACCACCGGCAATTTTCAAAAGGGTTTGGGACAGACCTTTGTTTTTCTGTATCCATTGGTCGAGCTTAAGCACGTATTTCGTCGCGGTTTGGGTAAGAGAGCGTAGCGCGCCCTCCTGTTGGTCAAACAGGTCGATCCCCACGGCCTCATAGGCTGATTGGAATTCTTTAAAATCCCCGCCGAGGTTGTCCTGCATCACCTTGACCAGTTCCTCGGTTTTGCCGTCCGAGGTTTGCAGCATTTTGGTCAGGTTATCGAGCTTACCCGATGAGGCGGCGGCCATTAGCACCGCCGCCGACGAGCTGGCTTCTTCGCCGAAAATGGTTTTCATATACTCGGCGCGCTGCGAGGTGCCGAGGTTATTTTTATCAAAGCCTTTTTGCATCTCTTTGAGGATGGAGAACAGCGGACGCATGTTGCCCTTGCGGTCGGCGGTTTTGACGCCGAGCTCGCCGAGCGCGTCATAGGCTTTACCGGTCGGCGCTTGTAAGCGCGTGATAACAGCACGGCTTCCCGTCCCCGCCATCGAGCCGGTGATTTTAGCGTCAGCCAGCGCACCCGCCATGGCGGCAGTTTCCTCGACGCTGATACCGGCGTTTTTGGCCACCGGCGCGGCGTAGGTCAGCGTGTCGCTGAGCCCCTCAAAGTCGGCGGCACTTTTGTTCATGGTGGCGGAGATAACATCTCCGATGTGCGCTACCTTGTCGTTGGTCAGCCCAAAGGCAGATTTTACCCCCATCAATAGCGTGGCGTTTTCTTCCATGCTGCGACGGTTCGCCAGTGACATATTGAGCGTGGTCGGCGTGGCGGCGAGAATGCCGTCTTTATCTGCGCCTGACTTAGCGATAATGATTTGCGCGGCGGCAGCGTCATCGGCTGAGGCGGCAGTAGTGTCGCCGAGCTGGCGCGCCTGTCCCCGTAGCGCCAACATATCCGCGCTCGATTTATCTAGACCGAGTACGGCCTGTAACTCCGAGTTTTTCTGTGCAAAGTCATAACCGGGCTTTAATACGGCAGCACCGGCCACAATGCCCGCCGTCGCCATACCCACACCAGCGGCACCGGCTCCGGCAAGATTACCGGCGAGCGCTTTACCGCTCTGATAGCGCTGATTAATCCGGCTTAGCTTGGCTTGTTGCTGGCTGTTACGTGCGAGGGCTTCACGCTGGCGGTTGAGGCTGGCGGTTGCTTCATTGACTGAGGCTTTCAGGCGCCGCTCATCGTTGGATAACGTGCGCGTATTGATACCCGCTTGCTGTAGTTCTTGGCGCTGGCGCTGTACGGATTGGCGTAGGCCATTATATTTTAGTTGTAGCTCAGAGGCGGCGCGCTTGGCTGACTCCATCACCTGCGCCTGTGCGCGTGTTGGCTTTTCAGTGGCTTTAAATTGGATAGCCAGCTCGGCGGCTTCTTGCTTGGCTTTCTTTAACGCTTGGCCGGTCACGGCGAGCTGGCCGCTCGTTTTGCGAAAACCTTCAACGCGTCCCGCTTGGGCGTTCAGTTCTTTGAGGGTTTTCTGCGTGTCGCGAATACTGCCAGACAGAGATTTGCTCTCTGTCTGGATCGCTTTAAACGGGCGGCTGGCTCGGTCGACGGCGTTGAGAAGCACCTGCAATTTTAGATTATTGCTCATCAGTGTTTCCGCTTCGTTGTAGCGCTTTGTCGCGCCAGAGGGCGAGCTCGGTCAGGCTCATGGGGTTAAGTTCTGAGGGCGGCCAGTGAAATATCACTGCGATATCCGCCATCAGGTCATCGACCGATAATTCGGCGGGAAAGTCTATTGAGCCGAATTCGGCGACAAAAAACCGATCACCTTACCGGCGAGCGCAATCATGTCGGGCAGTTCTAACTTGACCACGTCGCTCTCTAATAATGGCGGGTAGGTCATACGCGGCAGCACCTTAATCAGCGCGTCCACGTCAGAATTTGCCACCGCCGCTAGACTCACGCCGCGCAGGGTTCCCGCATTAGGTTTGGTGAGGGTCACTTGCTCGATAAGCAGATCGCCACGCTTAATCGGGTTTTCCAGCGTCACCAGATTGTCATTTTCAGGGGTGACGTGCTCAGTGATGTTTTTATCTCTCATAATCGTTCTCTTTAAAAAAGGGGATTAACCGGCCAATGTTGCACCTGACCGGCCATCAGATTACAGACCGATGTTTTTACGGTGCTGCGCTAAGCGGTCAACGCCGTTGACCTTCTCAATCATGTTGACGACGTCAATCTCGATGAGCTCTTTGCCGTCCACAATCAACTTGTAGTAGGTGCATTGGGTCGAGATTTTGGTCTCGGTGTTCTCGCCTTGCTTGTTGTCACCGCCGTCGATTTCTTTATGGCGGCCACGCAATACGATTTCTACACCGCTAATATCGCCGGTGTCGTCACGCTGGTAAGAGCCCGAAAAGCGCAGCGGCACATCAGAGGCACCCGGCACGGCGTACTGACTCCAGAGGTCATCATCGGGGAAACCACCGATAGTCCATTCCACGGACAGCGCGTCGTCATCGAGCCCCAAATCCACCGCCGCCGAGCCGTTCATCCCGCCGCCGCGGTAGTTCTCCAGCTTGCGGGTCAGTTTGGGCAACGTCACCGAGCTGACGACACCCATATAACTCAAGCCGTCGTTAAACAGGTTGAGGTATTTCAATTTGCGCGGTAAAGCCATAGCGGGTTAATCCTTAGCTGTTGGCGGTTGAGCCCAAGCTCACCAGATATTTATCGGTGATGCGTTGGCGTAAGGTGAGGTTTTCCAGCGGTGGCACCGGCGTATAGTCGTAATCGATGTAGAGTTTGCCCGCTTTCAGGCTCTCTTTATCGTTGGCGCTTTCGTCATACCAGCAATCCGCATCGATGATGTAACCGTTAGTTTTCAGCTCGCGGAATTTGGCCTTGATACCCTCGACAATGTCGCGAATAAGCGTGGCGGTCATTGGTTTATCTACCGCCCATTGATGCGCCTCGGCCATGGTATCGGCCAATACCTGCGCGGTGCGGGTGTAGTTCTCGAACATAAACAGCGGGTCGTCAGAACAACAGCGGTTGCCCCAAAAGCGGAAACCATCGGAGCGCACCAGCGTAGTAACACCGGCTTCGTTGAGTAAGTCAGCATCGGTGCCCGGTGCCTGTAAATCCCAAAATACCGAGGCACTGATACCGGTGACGCCGTTCACGCCGACGTTGGACAGGGTTTTATGCCAGCCGGTCTCTTGGTCAATCTTGGCGCGTAGACCTAATGCGCGCGCGGTTGCCCATGCCGTATTACTGGCGTTGGCGGTGATATCCCATGCCAAAAAGTCCGGCCAAATCAGCATCAGCTCGCGCTGGCTGAAATTGTCGCGGTACTTAATCGCATCCGACAGGGTTTTGCAGCCCCACGCGCTAATATAGCCAAAGGCGCGCAGCTGCTGGCAGATTGACGCCAACGCGACGGCCACCTCTTTAGTATCGAGACCCGGCACGCCTAAAATGCGCGGTTTGACGCCGGTGACGGCTTTCGCGGTAAGCAACGCTTTCAAGCCGATATATTGGCCGTTCTCATCCGCACCACCGATGATGTTGGAAATGGTCGCCGCTTGGATCGCTTCTTCGTCATCGCCTACGCCCTCGGCCACGCGCACTACGACGGTAACGGGTTTACACTGGTCGCCGATGGCCGCCAGCGCGGCGGCTAAGGTGCCTTTCGTTCCGGCTTTACCGGCAGCGGCCACCACGTCGGTAATCAGCACCGGCACATTGAGCGGGAACATTTTTTCATCTGCATCCGAGGCGGTGCAGACCATGCCAATAATGGCGGTTGAAACGGTGGAAATGACGCGGGTGCCGTCGTTAATTTCGAGCACCTGCACGCCATGTTTAAAATCGGGCATCGTGTTTGACTCCGTGAGAAAGTAGCAAGGCTATTGTGTTGTGCGTGGACGGGAACAGCGAGCAATGGCCGACGTTCGGGCGGTGAAACAACAGGCAAAAAAAACCCTCAAACGAGGGCGAGATAAACGGGGTAAATCAGGCGGGGAGAGGCGGCCATTCAATATCTTGGGCTTTGCTGGTATCAAGGCGGTTTAGCGAAACTCGGTATTTTTTCCACGCGATAAGTAGCGCGGCCTCTGCTTCTGTAGCAACACCAATATCAACAGCGTCCTGCAATGGGGCAATAGCCGTGGTAGCTTCGGCAAGCAAGCCGGCTTTATCTACCTCTGCTTGAGTGACTATTTCTTCATGCGTGTATATCCGCTTGATGACTTGTCCATCCTGATACATCCAGTTACCGGAGACATCAGCTCTCCGATTTGCTGTAATATCGAGTAGCTCAATTACACTCATACCTTCTGGATTAATTAATGAAACATCTTTTTCAATACAGCAAATAATCTCAGTATGGTCATATGCAATTTTTAATGTATCAGGTTGGAAGTTTTTTTGTTCTTCGTACCAGTTTTTGCCATCCTCTGACCATAACCACTTCACATCAAAGTCACGGGTAAGTTGATATTGCTCAACTGTTTTAGGGTTGCCTGCTTTAATATTCTTTAAATGCATCATGTTATGCCCTCCCTACGTTATACCACTGACCATTTATATATTTTTGAACAGGGGCATATACAGGGTATTCTCGGTCATCATCGAAGTTACCCCCAGTCAGTACATATCCCGCAGGCAGCGTACCACCTTCACCCCCCCATATAATTCCACTTTGGTTAGCTCCCATGCGAATGTCACGCACATAGCGAGCATCTGACTCGGCTTTGGAATAGGAACGGAGCATAGGCGCATATCCTGCGTCGCTCTGTGCTTTTGTGTAGTACCTAGTATCAAAGTTCGCGTAATTTGTTGGGATAATCTGCCCAGTGAATGACAGGATTGTCGTGTTCCAATAGCCGAACATTCGGCCATTGGCGTATAAATCCACCTGACCATCGACAGAACTACGCAAGCCTGAATCGCTGTCCCCAATAGTCAGAAAGCCGTTACCAACGCTACCCACTTGGATCTGGTTTTTAACTGTTAAATTACCATTCAAAATCCCGCCAACAATCGGCAATGCGCCTACATCGAGTGCGGTAGGTTTTTTTCCAGTATGATAAATTTCGAACCACTGATTCCATGTACCCGCATCACCATTGCGAGTTCTAAATGAAATACGATTTCCACCGGTAAGGTATGTCGCACTGACTTCAACGTTATATCCGCCTCCCAACCCTGAAAAGTCCAAAACAGAGCCTGAAAATCCCGGACTGTTTTTCGCACTCGGATAAACAAATGAGGTTGAGTTTTGCGGCGCATCATTAAAATCCGCACCATCACGAAATCGCTCATTTGAAAAACCTATTGCGGAAATATTTTTTCTGGCGGTGTTTTTATCTGCAAGATCGTCCAAGTTACTCGATTTACCTAGCCGCCCATTGGCATTATCGTTAGCTTTTTTAATAGCCTTTGGCGTCGCCGCTTGCGTTTCACTCTCGCTATTAGTGGCGCTGTTGAGCTGAACAATCCCTTTTTGTATCGTGCTCGCATCCTGCGCGGTGTATTTGCCGCTTGCCAAGTCATACGCGGTTTTAACCGCTTTCGGCGTAGCGGCTAATGTCTCACTGGGGCTATTGGTGGCACTGCTAAGCTGAACAATCCCTTTTTTAGCCGTGCTCGCATCCTGCGCGGTGTACTTGCCGTTTGCCAAATCATAGGCCGCTTTGACGGCTTTAGGGGTAGCCGCTAACGCCTCGCTTTCGCTATTGGTGGCGCTGCTCAGTTGGGTAAAACCTTTCTCTTTGAGCGTGGCGTCAGGATGGCGGCGCGATTGCTCATGCTCCAGCAATTTATCGTCAACGTATTCCTGTGTCGCAAGCACGGTCGAGCTATCAATCAGCAAATTCACCGTATCCATATCGCTGACAATCACCACCATGCGCAGGGTCTGCGCACGGCCTGAGCCCTCGGATAACAGCGGTTTGTAACTCTCGGCCATGTTACTGACCGCAATCAGCGCGCCGACTTCGTCATAGAGACCGAGCTCGCGCATCCAAAAGCCGCCAATCTCCGGCGGGATAACCAGCTCGGCCACCAGATAATTTTTATGCTTCGGGTCGACGATCACTTTATTGAGCGCGGCGCGGTGCTTCTCGGCAATCAGCTTGGTTTGTGCCGGGTCTGGCGTGGGCAGCGTGCCGCCACCGTCACCGACGGCCATTTGGGTGAGGTTGATTTTTGTCCCGCCAGCGGTCGCGGCGGCAATCTTGGCCGCGCCGATTTTGGTCAGTACCGCCTTATATTTTTGTGCCATCGGGTTAGCTCTCTAGGTCAGGGTAAACGGTAATAATGTCGCCGTCATACAGGGCGACGCCGGTGTAGGCATAACCGGCGATATCTTGAATAATATTGAGTCCGATGAGGTGGCGGCTGGCGGGCTTTGCATCCGCGATAAGTCGCTCCATCTCGAAATACATTTCCTCGGTGATGCCGCTTTCCAGTACGCCAATATCGAGCCGAAAGGTGCCGGGCGGGTCATTGGTCTCCCACCATTCATTGACGTTAATCACGTAGCCCAGCGGCTCAACCACGCGGCGTACGGCGCTAATGGTGCCTTTACGACTGTGGATGTAATACGCCGCCGCAATCACGTCACGCTTGGTTTCTTCCGGCCATGTAGCGTCCCAGCGGTCAACCGAGAACGCCCACGCCAGATAGGGCAACAGGTTGACTGGGCAGGTTTTCGGGTTCCAGAGCTGGCGCAGCGGTATCGGGGTTCGCTCTATTTCAGCACAGGCAATCGCGGCGGCCACCTCCAGCGGCGAGGAGCCCACCGGTAACAGGCGGTTATCACTCATCCGCGCCCCCAATGGTGATCGCATAATCAGAGCAATAGGACGCCTGAGTCTCATCGAGCACGATATCGGCCACCGGCTGCGCGAGCTCAACACGTTGCACACCCTCCACATGGAGCGCGGCATAGATGGCCGATTTACGAATGTCACGCCCTAGGCGGTGCTGAGCGGTGATGTAGGTTTTCAGCTTGGCCTCGGCGGCCTCGCGTACCGGCTCGACTTCGGGACCCGGATAGAGATAGAGCTCAGCTTCAATCTGATACGGCACAATCTCAGCACTTTGCACCGTCACACGGTCAGCGACGGGGCGCACGTCTTCGGCATTGAGTGCAAGGTTCACTATCTGGATCAATTCATCGCTCGCCGTGCCGTCTCCCTCACGCGAAAGCACCGAGACCGTCACGCACGCCGGTGTTGGGCTAATGACCGACACGTCAGCCACCCGACCGTCAGCACTGCGGCCATGGAATTGATACGCGCCCACTGAACCGGCTACGCTCAATCCCTCAAAAGCTTGCTGAATACGCACCCGAAAATCGTTGTCGGACTCCAGCACGGCGGCCAGAGGGGGAATGGCGGTGGTATCGGCGGGAGTAATAACCAGACGCTCAACGTTATAGTTCGCGCCGAGGTTATCCAGATCGCCGCCGGTGGCATAAGCCAGCATATTCGCGCGGGCGGCTTCGTTGACGCGTTGACGCCACATCACCTCGCGATAAGCGCTTTCTTCGAGCAACTTGGTGAGCGGTTCCGATTCGAGCTGTAATGTACGCGCCACCGCCTCGAGCTGGCTCTCGTCACACAGCGACAACAGCGTCGCCTTGCGCTCGGCTAAAATACTTTCGTAGTCCAGCACCTCAACCACATCGGGCGCGGGGAGCTGGCTCAAGTCAATGGTTGCCATGGATTAACTCACAGGTACGTTAAGGGAGAAGGTGCCGCCGGTGTCGGTCAGGGTGCCGGTGATATCAACCACCATCTCACCGTTAAACCGGTTATCGAACGTGATGGCCGTGAGCCTAACGCGGGGCTCCCACTTTAAAATCGCCATGTAACAGGCGGCCATAATTTGCAGGTTGAGCGCGGCGTTCTGCGGTTGGTCAATCAGCGCTGACAGGAGCGAACCATACTCACGACGCATGACCCGCGTGCCGACCGGCGTGATAAGAATATCGCGCACGCTTTGGCGAATATGCGCGAGGTCATCGAGCTGTTGGCCGTCGTCTCGGCTCATACCAATATAGCGAGCCGTCATTTCGTACCCTCCGTCCAAGAGCCACCACGCTCAACGCCGCCGTGACCATGGTCGTCAACTTGCACGCCGTTCGAGGTGAATTCGCCGGTGTGTTCTATGGTGCCGCTCATCGTGCCGCCTTTTTTCACCTCAATAGAGCCGGTGGTCAGCTTGTTGGTGCAAACCACTTCGGGGGTATCGAGGGTAATTTTTTCGCTGGCGGTCACAGTGACGGACGGGCAAGTCACCACCACCGACGCTGATGCACTCACATCCGCGCTTTTAATGCCGCTCACGGTGAGTTTGCCGGTATCGGGCTCGTACTCAATAACAGCGCCGTCAGGAAACTCGACGCGCCAACCATCGGCAGACGCTGACGGGGCGGGAAAGTCATCGCAGTAAATGCCAGTCAGGACAAAGGCGGTATCGAGCTCACCGCCAACGGCCAGCAATAACACCTGCTCCCCCACCGACGGAGCCCACCAGTCACGCGAACGGCCAGCGCGACGCGCCAGCCAGTTAATCCAACCGGTTTGTATTTCGCCGGTTTGGACGCGACACAGGGCTCCATCGGTATCGACTTCGGACACGACACCGGTGCGAATAAGATTGCGCAGTAGGCGCGAGATTTCGGATAGTTGGGATTGTGTGCTCATGGGGAAAGGATGCCGCTAGGGAGGGAACGTTGCAATGTTAGAGGGTATGGTGGGGGAGCAGACAACAGGTGTTACTATGAGCTGGTGCTACTAGCATCTTGGGTGCCAGCCTCAGTTACAAATATTTTTGTTTGATTTCTATCAAAATGGCAATAATATTGAGTCAGTAAACAATGTTTATTATTTGGGCGTTATAGATACGATTTTCATACTTTGATATCAATAATGCTAAGATAATTGCTGAAATAGAACAATATTATTGTTAATTTAGTCTGTGTGAAAATTATGAAAGAATATAAAAAAACATGTCAAGATGAGATAGATTGGGCGATAGTGAATCAACTTCATGAATCAACCCTACAAATAAGTAAGAGTTGTTTTGAGTTTAAGAAGATATGTGTTGGTCTGATAGGTGCTGTTCTTGCAGTACTGGTTAAGATTAGTGGCAATCAACTTAATAATTCCTACTTTTTTATTCCTCTTCTTGTATGCTGTGGCTTTTGGATTGCGGATTCTTCAGCATACTACTTTCAAAGAAGAAATCGAATTATCATGAACGAAAAGCTGGATGCAATTGCAGATAGAAACGCTATTGAAAATTATGAACCGGAGAGTTTATCAGTAAGTTTGTTAGGAGCTTTATTCAATTACTCAATGTCGCTGTACTACGCTTTAGCGATTAGTGGTTTTAGTGGATTGGCGTATATCTATTTTTGTAGGTAATTAGAATGAATATCTTCGTCAGCTATACAACAAGAGATCAGTATATTGATCGAGAGCTATTAGAAAGCGTGTTTGACATTGTTTCACATTATGGTCATTGTTACATAGATTTATTGCACAACGATACGAATGATAAACAGCGACATGTTGAACTAATGTTGTCCCAAGCTAAGTTGTTAATTTTAATTTCATCAACCTCAATAGGTAAATCAGAATGGGTTCAATGGGAGTTGGCTGAAGCTGGGAAACGTCATATTCCAATGCTTATAATTCAAGCAACACCTGATAGGAAAGAAACTTTGAGCAATTTGAGGTCTGGATTAGTTTCTGAGTTTCGTTTGCTATCAAAGACCATGGATATCAAATCTGAATGGCTAACATCAAAGTCAGGGCAGTCACTCAGCAAGGAATTCGCATCCCTCCCCCTCAACAACATGCCTATCCTCTACGCTAAACCCTAACAGAGGCCACGCATCGGATTTCACCTCACAGCTAAAGCGGTTTAGCTTATTGCTTCCCCCCGCTAATGCACCCGTACTATCCTTTGCTGCTGCCTCACAAACTCCACCGGCGCCGAATCCTGCGTGTCTTTGGCTTTCATATAGCGGTTGGGGCACAGCTTGGTAAATATGGTGCGTTTAATGCGACCTTGCCTCGGATCGATTGGGCTTTTCGGGCAGCATAGAAGCTAGTTGGTATGGCAGCGGCACAGGGCTTCATCGGTATCGGCTTCGGTCACGACACCGGTGCGGATAAAGTTGTGCAGTAGGCGCGAGATTTCGGATAGTTGGGATTGTATGCTCATGGGAAAAGGATGCCGCTAGGGAGGATTAGCGGCAATTTGTATACGTAGGACAGGGTATCAGACAACAGATCGTGACACCTACTTAATGGTAGCTTTAGGGATGGTCGCAAGCCGACGAGATAGTTCACTAAGTGTTAGAGTAAAGATCTCATATTTTAATAGGCTCATATTATTAGATACTTAAAGTTAGTTTGAGCCTAGCATTTGAGCTACAAGCTTTGAGTAATCCTCTGCAACCTCAAAACTTTTGGGTTCTTTTCTTATTGTTGCACCTTGAGCTTCATCAAATGTATTTACTTGTATTTCATCTAACTTGAAATAATTCTTTGTATACTCTCCCTTAAGACTGTCTCGCACGACCTGATAATAAATTATCTTTTTTTTATTTACTTGTTGTACAACATACAAAAGGTTATCATCCCAGTCATCAAGATTAGGATGAATAAAACTATAACATTCTGAATGGTAATAATCCTTATTATTCTTAAAAACATCAAAATCATCATTAATGAATGATATATCCTCTCCTTTTATTCTCATATTGCATCTTTTGCAAGAGACTGCCAAATTTCTCATCTCAAACATCTCTGATACAATTTTTGACTTTGGTATAACATGCTCAATATCAAGCACCATATTAAACTCACCGTCAGTATTCCTCGAGCAATAACAACAACACTCTGCTTGCTTTACACGCAAACTATTTTTAATTTTTCGCTTAATATCAAAAATTGATTTATCATCCCAGAATTTATGTCCATTTTTTATGGCATCTTTCATCAAGAGCATCTCATCCTGATCAAAAAAATCCCCATCCATCATTTAGCCTTTTTTTTGTTAGAAACGGTCTCTAGTAGAGCCTCGACACCAGAAATAAAATCTTGTTGGGCAGCATCTTTTGCCATTAGTTTAAAAACAGATAAACGCGTCCTCGCATCTGCATAATCAATCCTTCCATCAGTAAATGCATCAATAATATCCACACACCTATTGGAGAGAGCTCTATTTTTTGGGGTTAGCGTATCAAAATAATCAATATATAATTCTTCAGCATTATCATCATAAGAACTTACCCTTTCAAAACCAGATGATTTACGTTTATAAATTTCAACAAATGTACTCTCTGAAATCGAGGAAATTATTAGTGGTGAGTGGGTTGCAACAACGACTCGACACTTGTTGTAGCCAATCGCGCCTCTTAATAGATCGAAGTATTCATTTTGCCATCTAGGATGGAGACTATTTTCTGGCTCATCTATAAATATATAAGAGCTATCATTTGCGCAAAAAGCAACATGAACCAACAAAGCTATAAATGATAATTCACCAGAACTTGCTTGACTTAATGGAAATGAAACGCCATTCTTACTTAGGAATATATCAATGCCACTTATTATATTTGCTTTTTTTAAAACACCCTCAAATCTTAACAAAGTTAGATAAGAATCAAAATTACCTTCATAGAAGACATTACCATTATTTTCAAGCCACTCCAAGACACTAAGTCCATTAGTTAATTTATTCATGGCTTTATCAACTGCCATCATCAACTCATCAGGAATGTTTTGCGTACTACTATCAAAATAAACTGGATACGTCCGTCCATTTTTATCTAGTGAGTATCTAATTGCATCTTTGAACTTCCCTCTAAATTTAACTTTAATACCGATCTTTTCTTCATAGAGAATATGTTTTAAAACTGAAAAAACCCGACTTATTTTACCTTCATTCTTCGTTGAAAGAGTTCTTTTTATTGCCTTCGCAGGAAAATCCCGCCCCAACCTACTTCCAATATAATCATAATTTAAACTTCCCACATGAACTTTAAATTTATCAAATAACGTATTAGACACTGCAATGACATTACAACCTGAGTCATGCAGATTTTCCGCTAACTCATGAAGCAACCTACTTTTCCCACTCCCATTCTTCCCGACCAATATAAAATACTCTTTTGACGAATAAAAAAGATGGTTAACATCAAGCACATCATCACCTTATAAAATGGAATGCAAAATGCAATATTATATTCCAAGCCTACTAATTGCAACATGGAAAATATAGTAGCTCAAACGTTCCAGATTACAGCATCGACTCCTGCATAACATATTGGATGTATTAATTTACTTTCACTAATTATTAATGGATAACCACGCTAGACTAGAGAAGAGATTTCTTCAAATAGTACATAACCAATCAACTCACTTGATGATAAATGCAGTCACCACCTCCTCAACGATGTGCTTATCCCCTGCACTAAACCCCAACAGCGGGCGCGCATCATATTTCACCTCACGGCTAAAGCGGTTCGGCTTGTCGCTTAAACCCTCTTGGTGTATCCGCACCATGCGCTGAACCCGCCCGATAAACTCCACCACGGCGGCATCGCTTGATCCTTGGGCTTTCATAAAACGATTGGTGCGCAGCTTGGCGAACATCTGGCGCTTTACGCGGCCTCGTTTACCGCTGGCTGGTTGCGGCTTTCGGTTGGCATAGGGCGTACCGTCGGGCGCTTTCTGTTGCTTAATGTGCTGTTGCTGACTGGTGCGCAAGCGCTTCGCCACCTCGATCGCAATTTTGCGGCGCTGCACCGGCGTTAGGTTGCCAATCAGCCCCGCGAGCCGTTTCTCAAACTGTTTGAACTCATTCATCCCACGCACTCACCAACTCATCATTGACGTAAAGCTCGGTCGGGCGCTCAACCGGCTGCGGGATAGGTGGCTCGGCTAGATGCTTCACGTGAAGCGCCTTATCGACCTGTTTCACAATAACGCGCTCAGAAAGCCGCAGACTAAAACTTATATCGATGCTGTCGTGATTGTTCAGGTCAGCAAAATAGGTGAAGCCGTTCCGCTTACCCTCGTCGGTGGTCATGATATCCGGCTGATTTTCGCGTAACCATGCGTTAATCGGCACGATAAGCAAATCCAGATCGCCAGAATAATCGGTCACAATCACATTGAGCGTGTACAGATTCTCATGCGATAGCGTCGCGGCCAGCGTGGTCGCAATCGTCCCGTTATCTACAAACAGGCGCAGCATATCGGGATTTTTACGCAGCACTGGCGCGGCTTTCTCAAGCGCTTCGCGTAGGCTTTTAGGCTTTAACATTATGTGACTCCTGGCACTGTTTCACGGTTTCCACCTGTAGCGCACAGCTCACCAGTGCGCGCTCTAGTTGGCGGTTGTCTTCACTCAAATCGCCGTTAGTTTTCGGCAGGCTTTCCGGTATCGGGCAGCTCGTCATCTTCGGACAGCCAACGTAGATAAGCGTCGGGGGTGTCAAAGGCGGGACGGGTGTGCAACCTTGCAATGTCATCAGGCAAAGCAGACTGATACCAATCACGCAGCGCTTTATTTTCATTGAGTAACCTCGTTATTTTCTGGTCTTTGCCGGTGGCAACCTGCTGCGCGCGGTCGAGCTGCTGACGCAACGCAACCTGAGCGCGTTCACTGCGGTTAGCGTTATCGCGCACCACGTTGAGCTGATTGTTTAAGGTGGCAAGGCCATTTTTTTGCGTGGTGATGGTTTCCCTGGCGTCGCTGAGCGCTTGCCCAAGCTCGCGATTTTCACGCTTTAACCACCACAGGCCGACCACGGCCACTATCAGCAAGATAATCAGCATTTTCATTGGGCAAGCGTTCCCCCAGTGGCGTGATAGACCTCGACCAATTTGTCGAGCCGGTGCTCTCGCTGGCCGTAACCGGCACCCGCCAATGACGCCCAAATATTGCGGCACTTGTCGATCGCGAGCTCGATATCGCCGCGCTCGATATCCGCAAGGCTTCGCTGCTCGGTCAGCAATTGCACCGCGAGGCGGTCTTGTGACGACGGGCTAAAGTCAGGCAGTGAGAGCAACGTTTTATAGTGTGGCCAGTAGCGATAAAGCTGCTGATAACGCCCTGAGGCTGTCGAGCGCTCACCGCGTCGGTTGAAGGTTTTTGCGGGACGACCGTGCGCAAATGGGTGATCGCTGTAGTCGGTGAAAATCTCCGGCTTGCCATCGATACCCGTCACCACCACGTCATATCCCTGATTTCGGGTGAGTGGATGGGTCGCCGTTCCCTCAGAGAATGCCAACATATCGAGAAACGCGGCAACGTTGGGATGAACTTTAATCACGGCCATTATTTATCCCCTTTATCGGTTTTGTTTTCTTTGCCTAGGCGGCGCTGAATAAAGATTTCCACCACCTGATAACCGGCGATCCCCAGCATGGCGGCGATACCATAGATAGCTACTGGATTAATCTCGGGAAACTGCACCAGTACAACGCCTGATACCATGGAAACAAAGCCGCCGAGTAACATGCGGCCAATGAAAAGCCGAGGCGTGATGGGCTCCCCACCGGCGAGCACCTTACCCACGACAATCAGCGCGCCGGTAAGGAACAGCGTCACTACGGTCTTATCGGATTCGATCATGAATTAATCCCATAGGTTGAGAGTCTCCGCCGTGGTCGAGGACTCAGCGACCGGCAACTCGACAGCGGTGCCATGCGGTAGCACCGCACCCAATTCTGCAAGCCCCGGATTGACCGCGAGCACCGCCTCGACCACGCCCTCGGTGCGCCCGTAATGGCGATAGCACAGGGCGTCGAGGGTGTCCCCCTGTGAGGCGATAAAGCGCATTAGATTTGTCCAATGATGGATTTAGGCCGACCTTCTAAGCGACTCACCGCCCAGCGTGCATCGCGCCACAGCGTGTCCGCCGTGCTCTCGACGGTGTCGGCTTTCCGGTCACCTTTGGCACTGGCGTCATAGCCGCGATAACGCTCGTAGACGCTGGCACTGGCAAAGGCCGACACGGCGCGCAGGTAGTGAAAACACTTTTCGCTTTCGCCATCGATTTTCTCGGCTGGCACATCGATTAAGCGTTTATATCCGGCGGCGATGTTGCGCTCCCGAAAGCGGTGTAGTTCGGCATTGGTTTCAGCAATCCCCATGCGAATCGCTTCACGCAGCCGCTCAGGCGTAACCACATACTCAAGGCGCATGAGCTCACGAATGCGTACCGGGTCGATATCCGGCCAAAAGTAGGTGTTTTTAATCACCGGCTCACGCGGTTCAGGCGCAGGAATGACTATCCCTGATGCGTCGGTGTTCTCATCCGAGGCAGGAATGATGATTGTCGTCATGACAAATCCTTGTAATGGGTGGGCGGTGGACGCAGAAGTCAATCAGAGCAAGTCTGTTTTCTCTGCGTGCCGCCCGGCGCGGGGCGCGTTCTGTTAGCGGCGAGCGGTGGCGCTCGTCGGTTTGCGCGTGCGAGTGGCTGATTTAGCCGGTGTTTTCGCACGCTTGGCTGTTTTGGGTTTGGCACGTTCTTTCGGTTTTGGCGCGGGAGCCGGTTCGGGCTCACTGGCGGCCTTAATGGCTCGCTCCAGTCGCTCGATATCCTTTTTCACACCGGCCAATCGGTCGAGCTGCATGGCGCGTTTTAGGTGCTCTAGCGCTTGGAGCGCCGCGCCCTCATCACGCAGTACCAGCCCGGTGATTTTATGCAGTTTGGCGCGCACCTTATCCGGCATATCGGCGCTTTCGGTCAGCGCCATGGTGTCGAGTAATAACGACACGGCCACAGGCTCACCGGCGGTATGTAAACGGTCGGCGGCGATAGCCACATCCTCAGCCAAAAAATAACCGGTGGGTCGGTTGAGATGTGACGGCATAGCGAGGCCATATTTTAGGGCGTAGCGGGCAATTTCCAGCGCTCCGGCAATATCATTGGCGTCGAGTTTCCACACCATGACGATCATTAAAACCGCATCTTGAGCACCTCGGCCTTCGGCCAAAACGCCCGCGACCCATGGCGCGTACTCCGGCAACATGCCGCGCTTAATCTCGGCTTTACGCTCCACGGAGTGCACGCCTTTTAACGTGCGCATATCACCGGCTAAACGCATGAGCACCAGCTCGTACCCGCTGGCGTGGCGCAACGCGCTATTTTCGCGCTGCGCCGCCTCTTGTGCCGATACCCGCATCATGTGACGTTGTGCAGGGCTCGCCATGATTATTCCTCAGCGTTATCGGCGGTCGGTTTATCATCAACTGGCGCGGATGCCTGTTCCGGCGCTGCTGGCGCTTTAAAGGTGCCAACCTTGATATTTTCAATCAGGCACGCGCAGCCGTAATCCTCTACTACGAAATCGACTTTCAGCGACTCATAGTTTTCGATACGGTCACGCTTGGCGTTCTCCTCGATATGGCGGCGGTGCGCGCTGTCCATAATGTAAATAGACAGGTTATCGAGGCGCGTCACCATCATGGCATCGGCGGGGAAATACGGCACACGTACCGCCGGTAAGTTACCGATGCGTTTCTGGCTGACAATCACGTCGGCGGCCATGGCTTCGGTGTTCGGCTGCTCTTGGTTTACCAGCGGGAAATACTTGTCCGCTAACAGCTGACGACCACAGATAACCACAAGGTCAGGGTCTTCTTGGTGCCATGGGTCGATCATGCTGTTGGTCGCATCCATCACCACGGCGTCAAGGTTGGCATAATCGCCGTTTTTACCTACGCGAATGACGTCAGACACGGTGCCATCTTCGGCGGTGACGCTGTCCATAACGCGCTGCGCGGCTTCATTGCGTAACTTCTGCAACCAGCCGACGGTCAAGTCCTGCAACATCGGATTTTTACTGCGGTCAGACTTAGGTGCGCGAGCGATGCCGTTAAAACCGGCCATGATGTAATCCAGCGCCTGACGCTTGGCGATCGCATCACGTAAACGGATCTGGAAGTCCTGATAACGCGCCCACAGGTCGAGGGTGTTGTAGCGGATGTGAAAGTCAAAATTGACCTGCTCACATTTGTATTTACGCGACGTTAGCGCGGCAAAATCGGCGGTTTCACGCTCTCCGCCGTTGTCAGTGTCGGCGGTGCTGGCGATAGAGCCGGTGACGCCGAGGCCGATTTTCTCGCCCTCTTGCTCATCCACCGGCACCATGTTGATGCGGGTCAGAAAATCCGAGGTCTCTTGCACGGTGGTGATAAGGGTCTGCGTAACCGACGGCTCAACGCTGAATTTTTTATCTATATCGGCAACATCGACATTATTCAGCTTGGCGACTTGGGTCAGGAACGCATTAAATTTAAAGCGGGTATTCGGGCGCATAGTTTCTCTCAATCAAATAAGGGGCAGACGGCGCAGCAAGCCGCACCGGTTCACACTCAAACGGTTAACAGTTGGTGAGGTGGATTTCTTCGCCGTTGCCGCCATTGGCCGCGGGGCGACGTGACTGACTAAAGTGTTCAGTCTTGCCGAGCTGACCCTTCAGCGCGGATAACGCTTGTACGCTGTTGTCTGCGGTTTCCTGCGCGGTTTTAAGGTCATTGGCAAGCTCGGTTAAACGCTGCTCGATGCCGTCCTGATAGCTTTGCACCTGCTCAGAAACGACCGAGACTGCCTCATGCACATCGTTAAAACGCGCGTCATCGTTGACTTGCTTGCGGCTAAAAATTCGGGTGACTTTGTCGGTCAGCGTGGTGAGAAGCTTTTCGGGGACGTCCTGAAATTCCAGCGTGACCAGTGTCGCGACAGAAAACAGATCGTCAGGTTGTTCTTTTTTACCGGCGAACGGATTCACTTTGGCTTTGGCGCTGAATTCCAGCATCTCAGTCCCGAGACTGGCGGGGTCATCGGTGACCGCAAGGCCGACCAGATAGGCTTTGCCCGTATTGGCAAAGTTCGGGCGAATTTCCATGGAGGTGTAAATCTTTTGCCCGGCTTTGACCATGGAGACCAAATCCTCGAGCGGTGCCATCTTGGCATAGAGTGCCAGTTTGCCGTTCAGGATGGAGTCATCATCAATGGTTTCAGCCTTAAGCTCGACCACGTCACCAAGGCGCTTAAAATCCCCAGTTGGCAGCACGCCTTTGATGTGTTCGAGATTGATACGACAGCCACGCACGCGGGAGTCAAAGCTGTCGGCCATTTGCTGAATGTCAGCCGCCTCGATATTGCGGCCATCGCAGGTGTCACCCTCGACGCCGATGCGAAACCAGTTAGATACTTTCTTTGCCATTGTTCAGGTGTCCTGAGTGATGTTTAGGTTCGGGGCTAGTTTCCCTACCCTGCTCCGACACCGCCATCAATCCCCGTCTGACAATCGCCTACACAACAGCCCTGTAAGGCACGCCCTGTCTGCCTTGCGTAGCCTTGCCCTCGTTATCTATGCGAGAGGCAATATCGATGATTACCACGGACACATCACTCCTTCATGACCCGAGGCGACAGGCGGCCTTGCTCTACTGGCAAGGTTTTTCACCACGTCAGATCGCCGAAACGCTTAGTCAGAAAATCCCGACCGTCAACAGTTGGAAACGCCGCGATAAGTGGGACGATATCCACCCGATTTCCCGCGTGGAAACCAGCATCGAATCCCGCTTAATTCAACTGATTGCCAAACCTAAAAAGGACGGCGGTGACTACAAAGAGATTGACCTGTTAGGTCGCCAGATTGAGCGCCTTGCACGGGTGAATCGCTATAGCCAAACCGGCAATGAGGCCGACTTAAATCCGAACGTTCGCAACCGCAATAAGGGCGAACGCAAAGCACCGAAAAAGAACTATTTCAGCGAGGAGGCTATCGAGAAACTCAAGTCGATTTTTTTCGAGCAGTCTTTCGGCTACCAGCTCGGCTGGCATGAGGCCGGGCTTAAATACCGTATTCGCGACATTCTCAAATCACGCCAGATTGGCGCTACGTTTTACTTTTCGCGTGAGTCGCTATTGCGTGCACTCGATACCGGCCACAACCAGATTTTTCTCTCGGCCAGTAAGACTCAGGCTTATGTATTCCGTGAATACATCATCCAGTTTGCGCGCATGGTGGATGTGGAACTCACCGGCGATCCGATTGTGCTCGGCAATAACGGCGCAAAGCTGATTTTTCTTGGCACCAACTCCAACACAGCGCAGAGCCATAACGGCGACCTATTGGTCGATGAGATTTTCTGGATCCCCAATTTCCAGAAACTGCGAAAAGTGGCGTCAGGTATGGCCTCGCAAAAACACCTGCGTACCACCTATTTCTCGACGCCGTCCACGCTGGCACATGGCGCGTATCCGTTCTGGTCAGGGGAGTTATTCAACAAAGGGCGCAGCAGCGCCGACGACCGTGTCGATATTGATATCAGCCACGGCGCACTGGCTAAAGGCGCGCTGTGCGCCGACGGACAATGGCGGCAGATTGTCACCATCGAGGACGCCCTCGCCGGTGGCTGCGACCTTTTCGATCTCGATACGTTAAAACGGGAAAACAGCGCCGAGGATTTCCGCAACCTGTTTATGTGTGAGTTTGTCGATGATAAGGCGTCCGTGTTCCCGTTCGAGGAGCTGCAAGCCTGTATGGTCGACTCGAGGCTGGAGTGGGAAGACTTTATCCAGATTGACCAACACCCTCGACCGTTTGGCTATCGTCCGGTGTGGATTGGTTATGACCCGTCGAGCACCGGCGACAGCGCGGGCTGCGTGGTGATGGCACCTCCCGCCGTTCCGGGCGGTAAGTTCCGCATTCTGGAGCGCTACCAGTGGAAAGGCATGGACTTCGCCACACAGGCCGAATCCATCAAGGCACTGACTGAAAAATACGTCGTGGAATATATCGGCATTGACGCCACCGGCATCGGGCAAGGCGTTTACCAGCTGGTGCGCAACTTCTTCCCTGCGGTGCGAGAAATTCGCTATAGCGCCGAGGTGAAAACCAACATGGTGCTAAAAGCAAAAGACCTCATCACCACCGGGCGATTGGAGTACGACATCGCCTACACCGATATCACGCTCTCGTTTATGGCCATACGTAAAACCATGACGGCCAGCGGACGCGGGATGACCTACGTCGCCAGCCGTAGCGAGGAAGTCAGCCACGCCGATATCGCATGGGCGGCCATGCACGCCATGATTAACGAACCGCTCACCGCCGGTAACGGTAACGTCACCCCTTCAATTTTGGAATTTAACTAATGAGCAAACGTAAAGGCCAACGCGCCAAAAAAATGACCGCGCAGTCTGACGCCTCAGTACAGGCGTTTACCTTCGGTGAGCCCTCGGCGGTGTTAGACCGTCGCGACATTCTCGACTACGCCGAATGCATCAATAACGGCAAATGGATCGAGCCGCCGGTCAGCTTTGCGGGTCTGGCGAAAAGCCTCCGCGCCGCCGTTCACCACAGCTCGCCGATTTACGTGAAGCGCAACATTCTTGCCAGCACCTTTATCCCCCACCCATTACTGAGCCAGCAGGAATTTAGCCGCTACGTGCTCGACTATCTGGTCTTTGGGAATGCCTTTTTAGAGAAGCGTTTTAATCAGCTTGGGGAGGTCATGCGACTGGAGTGCTCTCCGGCAAAATATACCCGCCGAGGCGTTGAGGAGGATGTTTATTGGTTCGTGCAGTCATTCAAAGAGCCGCACCGTTTCGCGCCGCGTTCGGTGTTCCATTTGATTGAGCCAGATATTAATCAGGAGCTGTACGGCTTACCGGAATATATGAGCTCGCTCAACTCAGCATGGCTGAATGAATCCGCGACCCTGTTCCGCCGCAAGTATTACCAGAACGGCGCACATGCCGGATACATCATGTACGTGACCGACGCCGCGCAGAGTAACACCGACGTTGAGGCACTGCGTGAGGCGATGCGCAGCTCGAAAGGGCTGGGTAATTTTAAAAACCTGTTTTTCTACGCGCCGAACGGTAAACCCGATGGGATCAAGATTGTGCCGCTTAGCGAGGTAGCGACCAAGGATGATTTCTTTAACATCAAGAACGCGACCCGCGATGACTTGCTCAGCGCTCACCGCGTGCCACCCCAGATGATGGGCGTCGTGCCCAATAACACCGGCGGCTTTGGTGACGTCGTCAAAGCGGCTCAGGTTTTTGTGCGCAACGAGCTAACGCCCTTACAGGAGCGCATCAAAGAGGTGAATGACTTTCTCGGTCAGGAAGTGGTTCGCTTTAAGCCTTACGAGCTACCGAAAAACAAGTAACGAACAGACAACCACAACAGCCGCCGCCGCGCGGCTTTTTTGTATCCCTCACCAGCGCCCACAGGAGCGCCAGCACCGCGAGGACGCAGAAAGACGCATCAACATCCAAACAGATACCCCGAACAGCACCACGACGCCCTCAGACAATCAGAGATAACGACATTAACACCCTCAGCGCGCAATGCTATCCCCGCCACGCCTGCCCGCTTCATGAGTCGCTTTTAATGCACTTGCATTAGCCCGCCCGAGCCGCGCCAGCGCTGGCGCTAAGGGACAAAAATAATATTTAACGTTGCATGCACCCTAATGCACACACATGCATCGCAACGTACAGAAGTTGATTAATTATTAAATAGCACGCTAATACTAACAAATTTGTTGTAATCATCCTGAATTATATCATGGCCATATCACTATTGATGTTACCCAACTCTCTATAGTAAATTGACTCAAATTTTTTGTAATTTATTTGAATAATAGCTATAGGGTTTCAAATAGGCTCCAAGGAGAATAAATGAAGATTGAAGCTAATGATAAAGAAATTCAGGACATCTTTTCCTCTGGATACTTTCAGATCCCACGTTTTCAGCGGCCTTACTCTTGGGAGAAGGAAGAAGTAGAGAATTTTTGGGAGGATGTTTCTAAAAATAATGATGAAAATTATTTCATTGGTTCAATGGTAGTATATCAAGCTAACAAGCCTTATTTTGGTATTGTAGATGGACAACAACGATTAACTACAATAACTATAATTCTATCGGTAATAAGAGATGCTTTTATCAAACTAGAGCAAGACAACTTAGCAAAAGGCATACATAAATATATCGAAAAAGCAAATGTCGACAATGAAGAAGAGTTTATTTTAAACTCGGAAACATCATTTCCATTCTTACAAGGTGTAATTCAATCTTATAAAAAAAATGACATATCAAAGGATATCGGCGTTGAAGAAAGAAACTTAAAAAATGCTTATGAGCTAATTGAAGGGAAACTATTAAAATTAATACCAGAAATAAGCAACCTTCACAAAGATCAATTGGAATTATTTAACGATGATGAAAGTAACCCCATTCAAAAGTTGAAAAATATAAGAGATAAAGTTTTATCATTGAAGTTAGTATTTATTCAACTTGACAATGAAGATGATGCTTATTTGATTTTTGAAACATTAAATGCTAGAGGACGAGATCTGAAAACATCAGATCTCGTTAAAAACCTCTTTCTGAAGAAGTTAAGATCAAACAATGCTCGCTTTGACTCAGCCAAAGAATCATGGAATAGATTAGTTTCAAATTTTGATTGTGAGTCAGGTGATATGGTGCTTGATAACTATCTACTTCACTATTGGCTATCTGCACATAATTACACTACAGAAAAGAAGTTATTTTCAGAAATGAAAACTTATTTAGGTATAGATAATGACAAAGCTTTAAACCTATTGAGTACAATCACTAAAGTCTCTGACTATTATAAAATGACCATTTCACCAGAACAGCATAATTGGGATAAGCAAGAAGTAAAGATAAAAGATATATTTGAGTGTCTTAATTTATTCAAAGTTAAGCAACAATCTTCGATGACGCTTGCGCTTACAAGAGCATGGAAACAGGGTGATATAAGCTTGAAGATGCTAAAATCATCATTAGAAAAAATAGAGTACTTCCACTTTGTTTTTAATGCAATAACATCTCAACGCTCTTCAGGTTCAATTGCAACAACCTATTCTGAACATGCAATACAGCTTACAAACGCAGTAAACCACGATCAAAGACAATCTGTTCTTAATTCACTCTTCAAAGCGCTTTCATCAAAACTTCCAAGTTATGACGAATATTTTGTGAATTTTTCAGAACTAAATTACCTTTCCACCAAAACAAGAAATAAAAACATAATTAAATATATATTATCTAAGCAACTAGGAAATGCAATATCTTGCTTAAATATAGATCACAAACTATTAACAATTGAGCATTACATTCCGGAATCAGAGGTTAAAGCAGGAGTATCTGAAGACACTGTGGGTTGTGTCGGGAATTTACTTCTCGTTGACGAAAAAACAAATAACAACATTCTAAAAAACTCATCCATTGATAAGAAATATCAATTACTTAATGACAGCAATTATCCACTTACCCAAACATTCATTTATAGCTCTGCATGGGGTGAGGGTGAGATAAGTAAAAGAACCGAGTCAATTGCCAAGCAGTTATATAATGCCGTAAAACTTAGCTAGCTATGTAGGGCGTAATTATCGCACTCAAGAATAGATTTCAATTACTTAGAGTGCGATTTTACTTATCAATAGATATCGTGCTTTGTTAATTTTTAAAAACAACAATTTAACCTCAACATTGAAAATGTATTCAAAAAATCAGCCTTTGTTCAATCGAATTTATTTTAGCTAGTGCTTTTCAGGTCTATGTGATTTTATAACCTTATGCCTTATATACTCGAGATGTCACCAAATCCCTGCCATTCATCGAGCTGCGGATATGAAACTATTTTGTCGTCAAAGCTTATGGTAGCCCCCTGCACCAACGCCTCAAGTTCCCAGCGCTGCGCTACAATTCCTCCTTTTACTAAATCGCGGCTAATTTGCCACATTCTATCCCGTTCACTGCGGGTAAACCGTGCAGATGGCGCTAAATCTCGCGGTTTATATGGATCTGTACTACATTGAAGCCGACTAACTCTTGGCGACTGTGCCTTTGCAGTGTCCCTCATCACCTTGGCGACGTCAGGCTCATCCCAACTCACATCCCCGCTTTCTATTAGTTTCATCACCGCTGCGGCGTACTCAGACGGTGTAACCGGTGGTTTTATATCAACACTATGGTGCCCTTCCCCACAGTTATTGACAGGACTCCGAGGCGCGCCAGAGGCGCTTTTTAAAGTCAAAGGATCAAGGTCAACGTCAACGGCCTTGCTAACGATGCGCCATTGAGTCTCGCGAGTTTTGTGGATGTGGCTTTCACCAAGATGCGGCGCAAAGATGCCGACAACCTTCGGGACTTCTTCGTCGTATTCGTTGAGCTCGTCGGCTATCTCGCGAGCGACACGAACGGTCTGTAAATCTCTTGCTACATTTGCACCGCCCTGCGCCTCGATATAGGCCGCAAAGTCACCACCGTCGGCAGCTGCTCGAACAGCCTCGACGCTTTCATCAAAACTATCGGCGATACTGATACCGCGTAGGCTTTGGCGGCGACACTCACGGTATGCGCCCATTGTAGGAATACCAATCGGGTGAAATTGTGGAATACGCCAGATAGACGCCCATGCTGTAACGGCGGCGGCGGTCTGAGATAAGGGCTTGCCGGTGTCATGGTCTATTTCGCCGTCAAGCGCATAACCATCGATATTTTTAGAAACGTATTTAGCGATGTAGGCTACCGCGCCGCCTTTGTTCAGGTGCTTACACTCAAAGCGCTGCTTACGAGCTCCGCGTTCGTCACCGTCTTCTTTTAACGCGTAACGTTGCATAATCTCAACAATAGCCGCGCGTTGTTTGCGGTCGCAAAACAGCACCATATGCCAGTGAGGTGTCCCGTCGTGGTGAGGCTCAACCACACGAATCCCATAGACGTTTAGATCGCGGTCTTTGAATGCGGTGCGCATCTTGCTCCAGATTCTGACTAGATAACGCTGGCCATCTTTCGGGGAAAAGGCTTCTCCATCCCACTTGTGGTTAAGTTGGCATTGTTTGTCACGCTTGTTTTTTACCGTGCGGGTCGGGTGATATTTCGAGGGCGTGGTGATAGTGACAAACATACCGATGTGATTTTTTTCAGCGGCATATTTTCCGATACCGTAAATAGTGCTCATCAGCTCCATGCGGCGAATCTCAGGGTTAGAGATACTCGCCATGACTTTATCTATCAGGTCGATTCGTTCGCCGGTTTCGACGTTCTCAAGGTCGCACCCTTTGAGGTATTCCATATTAGCCGCACGACGGGCGCGAACATCACTGATCGCTTGCTTACTGGCATAAGATGAGCGTTTGAAATTGACTTCACCGGCGGCGATAAGCAGTGCCTCACGCCACTGGGTGCGCTGCGCTTTGAGCTTACGTATCCACCATTCATCATTGATGAGGCGCAAGATGCTGCGGAATGCGCCATGCATATCTAGCTTTTTCTTGCGAAAACGGTGCCAGTGCATCGGTGTAATATTAAAAGCGCGTGCTACGCCAGCTACATGAGCATAGAGATCGACTTGAGCCTCATCGGTAAAAAGCGCCTCTTGATCATGACATTCGAGAAATGCGTCGCTCAGTTCCTCATAAGCAGAATACAACTGAGCCGCTATGCGACCGGCTAGCCGCTTTAACTCTTTATCGTGCATATCAGGCAAGCCGCGATAAATCTCTAGCTCACTCAAAAATCGCAGTGAGGCTTTGACGTCCATATCGAATTTAGTGTTAACAAACTCGAGTCTCGGGTGGATACGCGGCAAATAAATTTTGTATAGAAAGCGGTGCGCGGCCAGTATCCCTTGTGTGTTTAACAGGTAGTTATGGCGCTCAATGAAAATCTTGCTGAGGAAATACGGCAGTGAGTCAATTTTGCGTAAGGCGTCTTGCCCCTGAAGGTATTCTTCACGGGTAAGAGGTCTCTCTTTACCAATAGCCTCGCGTGGTGCATTCCAGCTATACGCGCCCACAAAAGGCGCACGAGGTTCAGAGTTAAAAGCTGGCGGTGGCGTTGGGGCGATACGGCCTCTATAAGAATTCATGGTAATATTTCATTCCATTTATCATTCTGGGTAAAAAATATGGACACGGAAGAATTTTACGAATTACAACAAAAATTCAGTGAGCTGGAACTTGAGCTCAAAGTTCACAAAGCTCTAATACTCGGCTTAATGAGCGAGCTTGGTGTTTCATCGCTGCAAGAATTTGGTACATTTAGGCGCGTCACTCAGGGGGAGTTAAGTAAATGTCCTCCCCAAAGTGACGAGCAACATGCATTCCGTACAATGCTTAACCAGCTTTTAAATAAAGCATTGGTCGAAGCATCATCAGACATGAAGCTCTGATTGGATAATTTCTGCGGCCTCATTATGTAGGTCGCTTATATCTATTTTGACAATCTCAATATCTTTAGCACGGTAATACTTTCCACTATGAAGCCTAATGTGAAACACTCCACTATCTGTAATGGATGGATAGAATTGAGCGATATTTCTCTCTAGCACAATGATCTTTCCGAGGTGGTTAGAGAATATAAAACCTTTACTGATCATTTTTTGCCACCACCTACAGTGAATGCTTCCTGACAAAGCTTTCCGATACTGCCAATCTCAGCCCCTAGCCCTGCTATGCTAGCCACGGTCGAGTTGCGAACATGGCGATTAACCAGCTCGGTGACAAGCTGGTTTAGGCTTGGAAAATAGCCGATAGGGTCAAGCCACTCCTCACCTGCTTTAGAGCCTTTTTGCGCTATCTTTTTTTGATTGAGAATGAATTGCAGAGAGTCAGAGGTAATAACAAACTCCTTGCCAATAGAAATATGAATCATGATTAACCTCATTAATTATCGAGCTGAAATAGCGCTTGTTGGCTTAGTTCATTAAAGTGATGGCTTTCGCGCATAAGCTCGGAAGGTGTTGTAATTGTTTTCAAATAAACACCACGCTTAACGCACAGGTTTGTAATATCTGCAATTAAAGTTAATTTATTTGAATACACAGCGCGGACAGGGTAATTATTTACCTTAGTCTCTTTATCCATTCTAATATCGGCAAGGATAAATGAACTATCGTCACACTTAGCAATAGCAAACCAATTATTAATAAATACCCAATTAAATGTTTTAGCCATTAGTAAAAACCTCGATGGCTTAAACCTTCGTTATGCAGCTTGATAGACTCCTGCGTCATAAGCTCGACAAGCTCGGCTTTCGATAGCCCCTCTTTCTGAACATGAACCAGAATCTCATCGAGTCGAACGGAGAACATTACAGCGGCGGCAGCCTTTCCCTCATTACGAGCATTATTTAATAGAAGTTCTTGAACTTCCGCTTCGGCTTTTCGGTGCATCTCTTGGCCGACTGTTTTATACATATGCATAATTAACCTCAGATAATAGAAGCCCGACGTAATAAAACGCCTATTAAATAATTACGTTATTTAATTAGTGGAGATATTGCTCGGGTCTTACCGCTGTTAATACTGTTGGGGCATATCTAAATAAGCTAAATAATTCACGTAAGGCACGGAATAACTTTTCACGCCATAAGCATGTTTCATTATCCATATACCAATATGGTTGGCTAAACTCGATATCAGTAAGGCCAGCATGACGGAAAAGCGTTCTGCGCTGACTGACTGTTAGGCGACGGATAAAGCCAGATTTGCTAATACCATGTTTACGATATTCAGCAAATGCGCGGCTTAGTTCTGCAATGACACAGACCACGCGCTCGCGATCGGCGTCATTCATCTCCTCTAGCTTAACCACTGCATAATGCTGTTTTAAAAACGCATGAAAACAGATTGTCGCCCGTTCGCGCTCAGTCATACGGTTGTAAAAGCCACAAGTTTCGCTCCAGCGTGGAGCCGCTAGATGTTTGCTGATTATATCGCGCAAGCCAGCTGGCAATTCTTTTACTGAATCAAGAGTTACAACGGTCATGGTGCCCCCATGGAATAAAGCGGTTGATGCTTTTGGTCTTGCCTAAACTTCTACCCCGGATAATGATCCCCTTGCGGCCTTTGCCGTGGGTAATGTGTGTATCCAGTGAGCGAGCTGTCTGATGGTTCCAGAGCAATGGAGCTATTGAGATTGGTTGCTTCATGATCCCCTCCTTTGGAAGTTATTTTGATGGCTCACCAAGCCCTAACCATTGCAACCACCCTTCTCTAATCTCTTTAGGGCGGCTTTCATAGGCCAATTTCAAGCCAGCATTCCAAGCGGGGATGTAAACCCACTTCTCGGCGCGTCCTGTGGATGACTGCGGATCCTTCATTTCAACGTATGGCAGTTTGCCTTTGTCGATCATTTTTGTGACCGCTGAGGGGGTTTTCCCAATGATTTTCGCAAACTCAGGGCACGGCAAAGCGTCCGAAAGACTTACTACCTGTTTGCTCATCTGATAATCTCTTTGTCGGTTCCGATAAATGGACTGTAGGCGACTATAGGCATCTATAAACGTCTGTTCTTTTGTTGGGTTTTGCTAATACGATAAACAATTTAGTGGATACGCACTTTTATGTCAACAAACACACAAGGTGAAAAACTTAAGTTGATGCGTGAGTCAGAAAGACTTAATCGCAAAGAGATGAGCGAACTCGTTGATATTCCTTATGGAAGTCTCACTGGGTATGAGTTGGAGCGTATGAAAATGACTCTTGAAGTCGGGATGAAAATTTTTAATCACCCTAAATTTAAAAAATACATGATGTGGTTTATGACTGGTGATATCGCACCTGAATCCGGACAAATTGCTCCGGCACTCGCACACTATGGGCAAGACGAAACAACCTCGCAGCACTCAGACCAAAAGATTGGCTAACTATTTACGGTGCGTATCTGTGTAGTAGATGCCCTGTAACAACCTGTTATGCATATACATATAAAGAGTTAGTTATAAGACCTATTGGAGGGATTTCTTATGTCAATTAAGAAACTCGAAGATGGTCGCTATGAAGTGGACATTAGACCGAATGGGCGCAACGGAAAGCGTATCCGTCGGAAGTTTGACAAAAGACATGAGGCATTAGCCTTTGAGCGTTATACGAATGCCAATCACCACACTAAAGAGTGGTTATCAAAGCCAGCAGATAAACGCCCACTGTCTGACTTGATTGATATTTGGTGGCGATACCATGGCAAGCACCGTGACCATGGTACATCTGCGCTAATGAAATTAGAGAGAATCGCAAGAATGATGGGTAATCCCGCAACATTTCAGATAGATAGAGCGCGCATAACAGCCTATAGGTCTGAGCGGTTAGCTGAGGGAGTAAAAGCATCTACCATCAATCGGGAAATGACGGCGATTAGCGGCATGTTCACCGATCTTATCGAGTCAGACCTCTATGCTGGCGAACACCCAGTTAGAGGGGCTGGAAAGCTCAAAGAGGAAAACACAGAAATGAGTTACCTCAATAGTGATGAGATTGCCACCTTGCTTTCGATATTAACTGGTGACAACCGTAAAATTGCCATTCTTTGTCTTAGCACTGGCGCTAGATGGGGGGAGGCAACGAAGTTGAAACGAGAACATGTCGTGCATAATGTGGTGACGTTCGTACAGACCAAAAATGGGAAGCGACGTAGCGTTCCTATTTCCTCAGAGGTTGCGGCAGAAATTTTGCAACAAAAAAGCGGCTTATTATTCCCAAAGGCTTCTTATTGCGGCTTTCGAAGCGCAGTAAATAACGCCAAGCCAGACTTACCAAATGGACAGTCAACCCACGCATTGAGGCATACATTTGCCACACATTTTATGATGAATGGTGGAAATATAATTACTCTGCAAAAGATTTTGGGTCACTCTAAAATCGAACAAACTATGAACTATGCTCACTTTGCCCCCGACTTTTTACAGGATGCAATTTCATATAATCCATTACAGGGGAAAGCAGATGTTTAATGTCCACATCGCGTCCACACTCAAGGTGTGTATAGGGGTGTTTAGTCGACTATAGAGCAATGTAACCTGTTGTTTCTATTATCTACCCTACTATTTCCGGCCTAGTTCAAGGCCTCATTCGAGGCCTTGATTTTTTCACCTAAGACTCAATGGTCTGCGACGCAGCTGGTCGTAGGAAGAGCAGGATAACGATAATACCCAACGCCGAGCATGCTGCTCCAACGGCAAATACCGATGAATAGCCTAACGTAGTTGCCAAAATGCCCGTTAGTGGCCCTGCGATAGCGTAGGAAACATCCTGAAATGCAGCATATCCTCCCATCGCCGTACCACGCACATGAGCTGGCACTCTTTTTACGACTTCAACACCTAACGCGGGGAACATTAACGAACACCCAGCTCCCGTTAAGGCAGCCCCGATGAGGGCCACAACGGAGGTGCTTGCTACATAAATCAGGATTAGCCCTACGGTTTCAACCACCAACGATGCAATAGCAACTTTCATTCCCCCCATCCGATCTGGCAACTGGCCAAACAGTACTCGCATTAACACGAAAGAAAGTCCGAAGCTGGTGAGTGCCAATCCCGCATGCGACCAACCGTGGGAACTAAATAATAGCGAAATAAACGTGCCAATAACGGCAAAGCCAACACCTTGAAGTGCCAGAGCCACACCGGGTTGCCAAATTTTACCCAGCATCCGCCACATTGGAATGCGTTGACCAGCATGAGGAGCAACCGGCTTAACCTTGAAATTAATCAAAATAGCCACAAGCGGTAATATCAGAGTAGAAACGCCTAATGCGGCAAATCCCCAATATTGATTCAGTAACAAGCCAAGTGGCGCACCTGCCGCAAGGGCACCGTAAATAGCCATGCCCGTCCATGACATCACTTTACCTGAGCGTGATGGTCCTAACAGACCTAAACCCCAGGTTAAATTTCCAGTCAGCAGCTGGCTTTCGCCAAAACCTAATACCAAACGCCCGGCCAAAAGAATGATAAATTTGGTCATAGCGTCAGCCGGCAGCAGCGCCGCCAACAGATAAGCAACGCCTGCGAGCGAGCAGGCCAGCATACCCTGAAGCGTCGATCGTTTTGCTCCCTGCTGATCGGCTAACCGTCCCGCATAGCCTCGAGTGAGCACCGTTGCAAGAAACTGCATTCCCACAGCAATACCAACCATGGTATTACTCATGCCTAATTGGTTGTGCACATATAAGGGAATAACAGGTAAAGGTAATCCGACCGTGAGATAAGTAAGAAAAACGGCTGACGTCAAAGGCAACAACGCATGATTTGCTTTGGGGGTACTAATAAAATGAGATTGAGACAT